GTCCAATACACGAGAAATCTGATCCATCAATTGAGAAAAGTCTCTTTGCAAATTCAATGTACTTATTAGATACAATAGATTTGCTTAAGCTTATCTCTACCCCGAATGAGGTCATCATCTTTAAGTATCTCTCTGAGATACTTGAGTGGACGACTACATCATCACCTAACACAGCGTAAGCTGGTGTTGAGTGAGGTGTAACTGCGGCGTTAACTACCATATGGTGAGTTAATGCTAGCATGGCTCACGAAGAGTATGCACCCATTGGTTGACCGACGGCATATTTAACATATGCGTCGTGATACCAAAATGGCACACTAATTAATGATTTCCATAATCTCGCGATTAATGGACTAGTAAAAGATGATAATACTTGACTCTGAAGTTCAACTGGCAACCTATCGGTTGCTGCTGATAAATCATAAGAAAAGTATTGCTCACCTTCCCCTAAATGTCAAACGGCATTAGGACCAACAAGCCTTTTTAAAGGGCTCATTTGGTCAAATGTTCCGTCTGTCGGAACCACTCTCAATAATTCAAAAATTGAATCATGAAGTGGTCTGAAAGCTACTTGGAGTCAGTAGTTAGTCATTGCGACTACTCTGGATTTCCCGGACACGGTTCTTACAATACCGAGTCTTCCTAAATGGAATCTAGGGCTAGGTGTTTTCACCCTAGCTCCCCTTTTAGGCTTTCCAATTATCCTTCCTGTGAGCATAAATACAAATGCTCTAAGGAGTAGAATAATATAGAAAGGGAACCCCAAGAATAGTATAAGATATAGCGACACAAGGGCTAAGTAACCCCTGTGAATAACTAGTCAAATACTAAGCTGGATCAATACAACAGGATGTACATAGAATGCGAAAGCATCTTCTATGACACTGAAGTATGAAACAGATCCATTCGGACCGGCAGATTGTAATATGAAGGAAGTAGCTTTTCCTATTCTCAGTCTAAAACCATCTAATTGTTTTAGACTTGAATTAGGTCTAGCTAATGACAAGAAATTTCTTTTCGCTCACAACAATTGTGAGCTAGTAAGAGTTCTCGTTTCCCCTGTGAAGCTATCAATTATTGTTGATAGATCAACATCAGGGTATCATTTCACTAGTCTATGAATTCCAAGGATTGTGATAACTGCTACAAATAACCACCTAGATTGGAGCATTTCTGCTCTTAATTTAGGAGGTATAATTTTAGGCAGTCCGTTAGAATCTAAAGAGACTCTCATTTTTGGTGAGTAGTCTTTATTAGAAACTAACGCCATAATACAAAGAGTATAACAGTCTTTTAGATAGGTGAATACCTGTCTTAAATTCTGTCTAGATTCTTGATTAGAGTAGAATTTCTTCAATCTCCTTTCAAGAACCCTAAACTCTTTTATTAGAGGGTCATTACTTAGACCTAGGACTTTGAGAGTAATAGATACATATCTCGATATTTTATTATACGAG